ATTCGCTCAACTCGAAAAAGAAGTGAAGAAATAACTATGAGTGGAATTTATAGAGCTACTGCTGGGGAGTTGGGCGACAGTATTTTTTCAACAATACTTTCGCTCACAGTAATTCTCGCCTTTGCAGCTATTCTATGTCTGTTGTTAATCGAGACATTCGGCCCAGAACCACAACAGATTAAAGACAAAAGAGAACTCCCAGCCAAAGAATACTGTCTCAAATATCACAGTCAGGACTCACTACGGTTTGTACCAGCAGATTGCGTTAAATACTTCCTGTGATCTCCCTCTCTTACTCAGCCTTCCTCTTTATCTCAGCAGTCCTTGTGATCGTTGGAATAGGGGTGGGGATTTATATAGCGACGAGGTAGGTATGAAAGAAGCTCCCGGTCTAAAGATCGCCCAGCACTGTGAGGATTGCCAGAAGAAAACAAGCCATTTCGTGAGGCTTGGGATTTATACCTGTACGGTCTGCTCGAAGGTAACCGACAAGCGGATTTAAGCCCACATTCGCCTCTTGTTCGCCGTGTGTATCCCCAGAAAGGTTGACAAAAATGGCTAGGGTTGGTATAAAATAGACACTATGAAAAAAGTCTTGGTGGCGGCAATTTTCGCCCTGATCCTCCCGTTCGGTGTTAAAGCGTCAGGAACCCTCGTTAAGAGTCCGTCTTACTCAGCGGTTTATTACTTGGGTGACGACGGCAAGCGGTATGTTTTCCCTAACGAGAACGTCTATTCATCTTGGTACGGGGACTTTTCGGGAGTAACGACAATTACTGACTCTGAGCTTTACGCCTCTCCGATCGGAGGCAACGTGACGTATAAGCCGGGGTCTAAAATGGTGAAGATCACGACAGACCCGAAGGTGTACGCCGTTGATAAGAACGGTACTCTCCGTTGGATTGTCGGTGAGGACGTCGCTACCCAACTCTACGGTTCTGACTGGGCTACCAAGGTCAGCGATATTCCCGACGCCTTCTTTGTAAACTATCGTGTAGGTTCTCCAATCTCTCAGGTGTCTGACTTTTCACCGAGTGCGAGGATGACTGAGGTAGCAAGCATCTCTCAGGATAAGGCTCTGGGAGGGCTTGGGGCGATTTCGGACGTACCAACACAGACACAGCCCGTTTTGACGCCTGTAGAAGCCCAAAATGAGGCTCCTGCGGTAGTTTCTGGGCCTAAAATTGTGAGTTTTACGAGTGATAAGACCACGGTGAAGCCGGGGGAGAGTTTTACGTTGGCTTGGCAGGCACAGGACGCGACGGCCTGCATTATTACGACAAATCCGAACTCCGTTCAAATTCCTTTTATTGGGAACTTGCCTACCGGGGATGTAGCATACTCAGCTACAGGTGTTTATACGCTTATCTGTGCCGATCACAACTGGAAGACAGTCCAGCAGTCGGTCACGATTAGATCTTTTGTAGACACAACAACGCTTGTGTTTACTCAGGCACCGACAGTGACACTAACGAGAACGCGCACTGGTGGTTACGTTCCCACCTTGCAATATCAAACAAACAAGCCATCGAAAATTGCCACAGACAATGACGGGTGTGGAACGGGGAGTGCTGTTAGAACAACATATACCTGTGACTTTAAGGTGGTTGATGAATGGGGGAACCGCGCCGTACAAGCAATCACGTACACAACTGGCCCCGGTGGAATTGAGGCACGTACATACTCCCTGAGCAACAGACTCAATACCGGATCGACTAGTAAGTTCGGGGTGATGATGACCAACAATGACTCACGAGAGGTCAATTGGAGTTCAGTTGCAATTCAGGTGATTGGTAATAATATTGAAAGTCTACCTGGAGCCAAGGTGCAGATATGGGATGGAGCCTCAGTTTTCTTTGAAAACGATCTTCAGATTAATGCCTCTTCTGGTGTAGTAACTCTGACTGGCCCAATGGGCTATAGAGTGCTGCCTGTCGGTCAGCGGGTGGATTATACAGTCAGTATTTCCGGCATCAAGACAACGAATACTGGAAGCACCCTATCTGTTTTAATCAAAGATTTCGTATTCTCCGATGGTGTAACACTGGATCAGAACCAAATAGACACCAACACGATTAGTTCAGATTAAAACCCCTACATTTTCAGTAGGGGTTGAGAACGGTGGCATCTCGAACACATGATCTGATCTCGGGACTTGAGGTGATCGGTAACAATGTTACAGACGGGGCAGTACTTCTTAATTAGGTCGAAAGTCTTGCTCATCTGAGCCTCCTTGACTGGTTGGGGTGGGTGTGGTAAGAAAGGGCGTTAAAAACGATCTATATGGTAATTTTCCTCTTGCTCATCATTGGAAGCATGACTCTCACTCACATGGGTAACCTTAAGTATCTCGACAAGAGGATCAAGGAGCTTTCTGCGCGTCTTGATGACGTTGCTGATCGGCTGCCACGCCAAGGATGGTGAGGAAGGCCCTATTCTCAAAGGCATTAAGTTTTTCGCCGCTAACGAATTTTGTCTTGATTCTCTTAAGAACCAAATCACCGACACCGGACACCTTGCCATATGTTTCCAACAGATAAACGGCAACCTTTGGTGATGTAAGAATCGAGCCTATAATGGCACCGATCGGCCCACCTGCGACATAACCACCACCGACGCCAAGAGCACGCTGGTAGGTTCCAACCTTCTGTCCCTGAGCTGCCCGCACATCCTCCAATGCCTTGATAATCTTGATGTCAGCAGTAATGCCGGGAGACATCGTTTCTAGCCGTTGGAGGATCGGCTCCTTGCCTTTACCTACGAGGTTTGCGATCTTATTGATTGCCCCATCTTTAAGAGAACCATCCGGGTTAAGATAGTCCTTCCTGAGTTGCTTCAACTCTCTAGCCATCGGCCCGTATTGTGCGTCCGTTAAGGCTAGACCCTGAATCTGACGCTTACCCTGTGCGTCGTATTCTTTACGCAAGTCTTTAGCGATGCGAGCAGGTACATCGGTTTTCGTGGCATCCCATTCGGAGAGGTTATCGAGTGCCTTCCGAGCATTCAAAAACGCATTACTCGTTTTAACTTTGTCAGGTCCGTATTGTTCAACGAAGTGCTGGACTGCTGATATATCACCCGGTGAAAGTGGTACTGATTCAGATGAGGTAACGAGTTTACCGTCTTGTCCGATAGAGATACCGTATTTTGACAACGTATCAGTAACGAGGGTGGAGGGAAGAACCACAGGTCTCTTGGCCTCACGGATGACTTGGTAGTTCTTTCCAGTTTCACCAAGATCATCAATCGCCGCGTCAAGCCCAGCTTTTACTTTTGAAGCTGTAGTGAGTCGCGTATCTCCACCAACATCAGCAGCGGCGAACGCCTTTGGATCATTCGTAATCGTGCGGATCGTATCAGGAGCGAGACCGGTCGCTTGTGACATGCCATATTCAGCCGTTGTCCCCACTGCCTTTTTTAAGCCCTGTAAGGGCGCAGTGGCAACATTGGCGGTCTTTTCTACTGCCGCTTTAAATAATGGCTCCTTCCCAAGGGCTTTAGCCCCTCCTTCCGCGGCAAGAACCACAGGTGCTACTTGTCCAAACGGGTCTTCAGTCAGCGTTTTCTGTGCCCCGATCGTATCGCCCTTAATAAGCTGTTGTGCAGCCTGTGGGACAAGAGTCTTGTAGGCCGCACCCGGAAGTTCCTTGGCAACTGATCCAAGAGCAGGCAGAATGCCGCCCTTCTCTTTTGCAAACTCGGCAACACCCGACCCAAACTCGCCGATATTCTTAGCAATCGTAATGGGGTTGAAAGATTGAGCAACGCCTTTCGCGAAGTTCAAAGCCGATCCTGGTGTATTTACGAGTGCCTTTGTGCCAGCTGAAAGCATCCCCTCACCTTCTTTTGCTTGAAGTAAAGGTTTATAGCCGCCATCATTCGCAGTCGGGGCTACAGGTTGGATCTGATTAGGTGCTGACGGCTTAGCCCCCTTAGCCTGTAGTTCCTGTAACGTCAGGCCCTTTTGTGTCTGAGCAGAAGGTGGTGCAGCTGGTACTGCGCCCATGGATTTTAGTTGTTCGAGCGTGTATCCCTGTGGCATATATTTATCCGTTCAACGCTCTTAATACTTTGTCGGCATAGGCTCCGCTGTTATAGGCGACACCCATTGAATTGACACCGCTTTTCCGTATCGGCTGGCCACCGTTCCAAATTAGCGCAATTTGTTCTGGTGTTTTTCCTTGAGCTAGGAGCGCGGAGATGTGGGCTTCGGCTACCTTGTCTTGGTTACTCGGCGTCATCGGGGCGTTGGGATTACCGAGGTACTGCTGCGCCCAACCTTTCCAAGTTGCTGGCATAAACTGGTAGGCTCCGAACTCTCCGCTTGTACCTCTAGCACTATAGTTTCCATTTGATTCGACCTTCTTGATTGCTGCCGCAATCGTCTTTGCATCTGCGGCGACGGGGCTACCCGTGCCGCTGTTAGCTTTTGGGTAGTAGAGGCCGTCAGAGTGCAGCTCGTAAACTTGTCCATCGGGGGATGAGTATGTTTGGTTCGACGGGTTTGAACCATTATTCCCAGGTACTCCCGCCAGCATGGTACTAATAGCCGTTTGTCTGTTTTCAGCTTTCTGGGCGAGCGTTCCTTCGTCATCACCGGGACGTGGGAAGTATTGCTTTTCACCGTCCTTAAACTCGGTCGGACTAATAACTGCTCCCGATTCACGGCGCAAAATTGCAGTCAAAAAGTTGCGTTCGGCCTGACGTACCTGACGAACGTTGTCGCTTACAAAGGCATTACCAATCGCGTTAGGTTCTGCCGCTGATTGTGCAGCATACGAAAGCGGGTTCATTCCTACGACGGAGTTCGCAAGTTTTTCTATATAGGTATTGGCCTCACTGGCGCGAGTACCGTAAGCCTGCTCCTTGGCTTGGACATCGGTGAGTGCTTTCGTGGGGGTCTGACCCATCACATCTGCGAAAGTTGTTCCAGCAGGCTTGTTGTAACTCAGAAGTTCATCCCGTGTAAGCAATCGGTTGGAGTCCTGCGACCCACCCGCCGCAACGCGTTTTCTATTAGCGTCTTCGTTCTGATAATCCACATAAGAACCCTTATAGCCATTCTGAACGGCGTATTGGTATTCCTGAATAGATGCCGTTGGCTGCGCGTTCGAACCACCTTTGTAAACAACTTCATACGTCGTAGGATCAACCAAAGCCCCACCGACTTCAATCGGTTTCGCATTTTTGATGTCCTCGGTCTGATACCCCAGTTCAGTCTTCGCACGATCTTGCTGTGCGAGTCTCTGAGCTTGCAACAACGCCACCTTATCTTGCAAAGGCATTGTCTGAGCTTCGGTAGCGGATTTAATTGCGGAGAGTTGGTCAGCAAGTTGTCCCGACGCCTGCATCTGTCTACCTGTGAGGAAGGGTTGGAGTGTCGCCTGGTCTTGAATTGCCTTGATGCGATCAGCGTATTCTTTCTTTTGAGTAGCTACTTCCGCGGCACTCTGGCCTGAGATTGAATTGAGCTGTTCAGATGCTGCTTTTTCTTCGGGGGACAATTCAAATGTACTTGCATAGCTCTTTCGGAGAGTGTCGAGCTGAGCCTTAGCCGGATCAACGGGAGTTGAGGTCGGATATGCTGGGGTACTGTTGGCGGCAGTCTCGGGGATGGTTTGATAGCTGCTCGCTTGGTAATCAGGTACGTTCTGTCCCTGATCGGGGGCTGCCGCAACTGCCTGCTGTTGTGCGGCCGGGGGTGGTGTTTTCGGTGCGATCGGCTTACCCACGTCCATCACCGCCGGATTAACGGGAGCGGCGGCTCTTGTTGCTTGGTTTTGTGCTCGGAGAGTTTCAAGCGAAGCTGGCGGTTTGGGCGCAGGAATACTCTGTGTCGGTGCGACGGGGCGACCCAAGCCAGAGGAAAGGGAGGGCGCGGGCGTCGTCTTGGGTGCGCTAGAAAACACGGAGCCAAGTTTACCGAGCAAACCGCCCATATTAGGGGCTGGTGTTTTAGGTTTTACAGCGACCGACATTTGGGGTTTCGGTGCTACGCTCATGTTTATTGCCATATCAGTTTGCTCGTAAGACTACGCTTATTGTTACTCCTTTTAATGCGGCTAAAGTTCCTGTCGTGACCATTGAGAGGGCGTCACCAGCGACCAGTGATCTGACTCCTGCTGTGGTACTGAGTGAACCCGCTAGATTCGTGTTAGCTGTTCCGTTCAGTAGTATCCCCGTCGAGAGCATATCCGTACCACTCGCTGGGGCTGTTCCGCTCGGCACCTTCTTGAGCATTACCGTGTCTCCGTTTGTGGCTGCTGTTTCGTGCCTCTCCGTGATTGAGATTAGGTAGTATGGGCGATCAGCTATGAAGAACGGTGCCGTCCAGTTCACCGCCGTCTGAGCCGTCGTATCGTAGAGGCGAAAGATGACTGGTTTCGTCACTCCGAAGAAACCAGCGTCTTTCACGATTCTCAGCTCACCAGTGTTAAACAGCTGTGCATCCATATCAAACCGTCTTTATGACGTTGAACTCGTCCCAGATAATCTCAATCTCTCTAATTCCGATCGAGGTGGTGTTTGCCCAGGCAAAATTCAGGATGATGTTTTCTTGAGCAACTACGCTTAACTCCGGTCGCTTATACACAATCGTCGTCTTACCTGAATAGTTTGTGTTATTTATGACCCCGAGAGTTGAGATCGTCTGGCTTGCATCGTCAACGTACACAACTGGTGTAATCGAAGACGTTGCATCCACAGCACGATCAAGCAAAACTCGGATAGCAATAAGCGATGCTGGCTTCTCAAATGGAAGAAACAGCTTGAATTGCGATCTGATGTTTTGACCGCCTGCCTGTCCATATTTATCCAATCCGACCCCGCTACCGTCTTTCCATCCAACAATCACTCTTGGCCTGCTGTTGTCGGCTTGCTGTGCAACTTTTATAGATGAAACGATCGGTAAAGTTCCGGTGTTCGAGGTAACAACGGGACAGTTCAGCACATTCGGTAGGCTGGAGTTTTTTGATCGGAACGAGTACACCACGCCGTAACCATCCGAAGAACCGAGGTACGTCGAAAAGCTGCCAAAAAACATTTTATCTTCGTATGCGTCTATTGCTCCTTGTAGCGGGGCAAAACCACTCTCGAAGAAAGCGACTTGCGGCAACGAGTCAGCTCCGTCGTATTGAGAGATACGGAAACCCGCGCTGGCGTTGCCTGAGAAAACGTAGAGGTTGCCGTTATTGCTGAATACTCCCGAAACAATGGGATCAGGGATTTGAATCTGTTTGTACGGAATCGAGGCGAACGTATCCCAGAGAAAGAGGGCTGCGCGACCTTGGTTGATAGATTGATCGCCAGTGGCACTGTAGACAGCAACTACCGCTAGATCCGTCCCATACGACTCGATAGCAATCGGGTTATACCCGAACGGAAGTTCAAGAACATCGTAAGCTGATCCGTTGTTACTGATACCCTCCGTGGTACCATCGCTTTTCGTGCTAATCCTATGAACCACACCCTTACCGCGTACTCCGGTCGTAGCATAAGCACTGTCAATGACATCGCAAATGTATAAAAATCCATCTGTATGGACTTTCATGGCATGATTGGGAAAAGTCACGTTGCGAACAGAAGGAGTCGTCCAGTTATTCAGTGCAGTAAACCCGAGGGTAGTTCCCCAGAAATTCGTCGCACTTAAAGTAGGAGAGTTATTGACCGGCCCAAAACGAAATATCCCTGTATTTGAAGCAAGGTAAATGTAGTTGTTATAGTAGGCCATTCCGTTACCAGAACTGCTCGAAACTGTACCGATACTCGTCGATGCAGCAGATGTAAAGGCACTAGAATAGCTGACAAATTTTCCATCAGCACAGTAGGCGTAAGTCAAGGCGTTTTTCGGTGTGGTCGTAATCCACATCGGTGCGCCTGAAATTTCTGTTGAAGAAAACTGACCGTAAAGTACCGGAGAGATAATACCGCCCGTACGAGATGAAATGTTGGTATTTCCCGGAGCGTCGGGATCAATTCCAACAGCTTGATCGTAGGTATTTTTTAGCTGATCCCCAAACTGGAGGGCCTGCATCCCTCCGATGATCGAGTCCAGTTTGTAAGATTTCCTCGGCATACTAGACTCGGTAAAAGTTGTTCGGATTTTCTGGGTATCCGCTTGAAGAAATCGGCAGGACAATTCGGGTGTTCACCGACTTTTTACTGTCCGAAACAAGTCCCGCGTACTTTTCTTCGTAGATACGCTTGAACATCTGCGCGCGATCCGGCTCAGGTTCAATCGTTGAGTAGTACATTTCTACCGCCTTATAGACGGGCAGATCGTGGAACGCTTCTACAATGGCCGGCATTTGTCCGATCGTGTACGCAGCACCCGTGACGTTAGAACCTCCATAGGCGCGATCAACCGTGAGTGATGTCGTAGAGGCAACGGCTGTGATTTTGTACCAAAACCCGTCGCCGTTCGTTGCCGCGGTTGATGTCGGAGTTACCTGTAAGTACTTTCCGATCATCGAGGCGTTCCACGAAGTACCAGAACCAGTTACGGTCGTAGTTCCTGCGGTCGCCACCGTTCCCGTCGTATAATCAGCGATTGAGAGATCGACGACATTTTTCCGATAGTTGTAAGTGATGGTCAGGCTCGACGATGACGGGATCGGCCAGAAAAGCATCTGGTTGTTGTAGATGTGGAAAAAGACGGGGTTGTTTGACGTGTACGTTGTCTGTTCGTTCAACCTGTCCCAGTCTGTATGACTCACGATTTCAGTCGGGACGTACTTTGTAGAGCTGACCGTCAGATACACGTCGATCAGCTTGTCGTAGTCGTAGGGGAGGGAATATGCCTGCTGCGAAGCTACGGTCGTTGCTGTGTTCGTTCCTTCAAGCCAATACCAAGGACGTACCGCGCAAATCTGACGGTAAGATTGATTACAGAAAATCATCCCGAGATCGAGGTTGGTCGTGGACGAGTTATTCGTAAGGCTGCCGTACAAAGATTTCAAAGCTGTAAAACTTAGCATTGGGATTTCGTTTTAACCTTTCGGTAGGCCATGTCGTAGGCCTTGTGACATTTCACGCAGAGTTGCATCCAGTCATTTAGATCGCGGCGGTAGAGATGGCTCCGGTTTGCCCACTGAAAGTACCTTTTCATTCCTTCGGGTATCCGATCTAGGCCGCAGTGCGTGCACCTCTTTGCACTCCCGAGGTTCTTTCTAACCCATTGGTGTAGGCCACCGTACTCAACATTTTCTGCCTTATATGACCAATGCTTTTCTCCACTAGGCATCCAAGGGTGCTTTTCACCCTTCCTCCACCCCATAAGCCCCTTGTTCCAAGAAGACGTGCCTATGCGTGATGCGTTCCCACATTTCTGTGAGCAGAAGCGTGTCCCATTTCTTTTCCAGATATGGAAGTAAACCTCAAACTCCTTCGAACAGAGTTTGCAAGTTAATTTTTTGTTGGGATGCTTCTTGGACATATCAGTCTTCGAGAATCTTCTTGGCGGCCATTGCTACATTTCGATCTTCTTCTTTCATTTCAATTCGAATGGGTACGATGATGTTGTGCGGCAGGATTGGTGTGTGTCCGAGTGCCTTTTGTGCCTCCATGAGTATTTGGTAGGCGTCCTGAACTTCACCGATCGTTACATCCCGTATGGTTCTCGGTTTCATAGGAGGTCGTTCAGGATTTCTTTCGCGTACACCTTTACGTTCTTCCCCTGAGCTACCTGAGAGGCTTTCCACGCAGCGAGGCCGCGCTTCTTATCGCTATCAGAGGCACCGTCGGGAACATCTACAGCAGGGCCGACGAGAGCGAGGTAGCCGTAGATTTTCTTGAGAGGGTCGCCGTATCTGACGGAGAACCACTGATCGAGGCCGCCGTCGGGATTGCTGATGAGGAAGTCGCCGTTGCGGTAATCCTTGAAACACACCCAGTGGTCAGGTTCGCCGTCCTGCTTGACGTTATCGACCCACACAAGGACAGGCTGACCAGCCATGAGGAGGCTCTTGATCTTGTTTACGGCGGCGTCGGGTTGGAGGCGTCCACTCGGTACGTTCGTCGTGTTCACTCGTTCATAGTTCAGAACACTCGAGAACATCTTTGGGATTGTGTTGTTGTCGAAGTACCCCTGACCGTCGAAGCCTTTGAGAGATTTGATCTTGGCAGCGAGGTCGCCGGGATTGATGTCGATCCCGTAATTCAGAAGCGCATCTGCGAGGCTGGTGAACATACAACCCCACTGCCGGATCGTCATCGGAGTACCGTCGGGCATCGTGGCAAAGACGATCGAAGCCCAGCGAGGATCGGCCTGATTGTAATTAGCGACGCGCATCATAGGGGTTTGGTTGCTTCGTGAATGTTCAAGTTCACAATGACTGAAAAGAGAATGACGGCGAGAGCGAGGATATAGGGCAACGCTCTTTTAATCTTGTCTCTTGTCAGTGGGCGCATATTCACTTGGTCAAGAATGAAATCGAAGCGTGAGTAATTTTCGCTGCGCCTATTCCAACGGTTGCGGAGGCACCCAATAGCCACCAACGCCAGTTTTCAAGGATACGGATACGAGTTTCTTGGCCTTTTACAAGGTCTTTTAGCTCTACAAGGTGAGAGTTCATGTCTTTCATCTCTTGGAGCATTTGACCGTCAAGTTTTCCGCGTTCGTAGTGTTCCATATCATTCCTCTGGCTCGACTTCGCACTTGCCGCAATAACCAAGTTGATTAAGTTTCTTGCTACAGATCGGGCAGCGTCCTCCTCCTTTGGACATACGAGTTACTTACTGGTTTTATCGAGCACGTTGCGAAGTCGGTGCATACCTTCGGCAGACCCCCACGTCACGGCCAGACCAGCGGCTTGAACGAGCCAACCCTGTACGTCCTTCGGATCAAGGTTGCCGCTCAAGGCGGTCATGAGGACGGTAGAGAGCACCGAGAGGCCAGCGGCCAACGAACGGACGCGCGATTTCTGACCTTCGTTAATCGGGATGACCTTGATGTACTTAACAATTTCCGTACTGATGAAGACTCCGACCGAACCGAGCAAGAGATTTCGGACTGCGAGAATATCCATATGTTTATAGTAAGAACCAAGTACCTGACGCAGCGCAGAATGGGCGTTGAACCCCACCGTTACTGTTGATTGTTGCGGAAGTGGCACCGTTGATCGTGTCGGAGCCTGCGCGGTTAATGGTCACGTTGGCCGTAGCACCCGTCTGACCACCGTCCTCGATGTACAATTTGCGTCCGATGTTAGCGGCGGCGCAGGTCGGAAGCGTGACCGTACGAGCCACCGTGCCGCGCATGATGATTACCGTGTCAGTCGAAGAAACCGTGTAGGTCGTGTTGGTCGTGACTACTACTCCGGTGAAGTGAACCGCGTTGCTAATTTGGGTAGATGTCGTGCTGACGGTGAAATACTTTCGATCGTAGACGCCGGAAGTGTTCCTGTTGTTTATTTCGAACAGGTTGTAGGTGTAGGCGTTGGCTGATACTTCGAGGCGAGCATTGGGCGAGAAGTAACCCAAGGAGGCGTCGCCGTTCGGGCCGACGTAGAATCGGTTGAGGCCGTTGACGTTGAGGTAGATACCGGCCAAAGAACCCGGTGCAAGGAGCAAGAGAGCTTTGTTTGTTCCACCTCCGAAATAGGCGTTATCGCCAGCGATGATGACGCTGTTGCCGTTGTCGGTAGACTTACCGACCATGAGCGACGTGGTGTTGGAGATGCCTTGTAGGGTTGTCGCCGTGGCACTCACGGTCATGTACCTAACAGAATCGCCAGCATTACCTACCTGCACGATGTTTGAGTTGGTGTCCGATTTAACCCAAAGACGATCCTGAAAGAGAGCTAATCCCGTTACCGTAAGCGTGACCGCCGTGAGGGCGGCGATCAGGTTGTTTATGGATTTCGGTCGATAGATAGGCATAGTTTCGTTTTACGGAGCAGCTTCGTAGACGGTGTATCGCGGAGAAGTTCCTGCGATACTTACTTCACCCGTGTAGCAAAGCGCACTCGATTCGTAAGAAGCCCCCAACCCGTCATCATTAGCGTTTCCCGGTGCCAAGAGAACGTGGAAAACTGTCGTTGAAGCACCCGTACCAAACCGCACAAAAAGCGGGTTTGTTCCGAGGTTTGTGATGATGAAGTAGATTCGGTTTGAATTAGCCGCAAGAGCCGTAGCCGCACTTGCGATCGACGGTGTATTAGATGCTGTGGTCTGGTAGATGTTTTCCATAGATTTAGATGAAAAGAAGGAAGGCTCCGTGGTCAGGTGAAGCAGTTAGAGGAGCAAAAGATTGCATCAAAATAATGCAGTCCACGTTTGCGCTGGTGAACGTAATTTCTAGCGACGTGTCTGCCGCCGGATGAATGAGTGCGTTGCCGTCAACTGAGATAATCGAGTTTGTCCCGCTCGTATTTGTTTGTCGGGCAGTCGTAGCAGTACCGGCGGCTAGGTTTGTGTTTCCGCTTACATAGAACACCGAGCGGACCCAGCAGTTGTCGGCTACGGGTGTTAGGTTGCGAGATTTGGGAGAGTTGACGTTGATAGCGTTAGTGATGATCTGGTTGTCGATCGTCGTGGATTGTTTGACGCCGCTATAACTGACGGCTGTAGCACGAACCTGAGCCGATGAACTTAGAGAGACCGTAAGGGTGTTAGACCCTGTCGCCGGCGCGATCATGAAGTACGTATAGATACGTACGTCGATCACGCCAGATCGGGACTGTGTATCTATCTGCGTCATCGACACGCCATTGTAGGTAACGCCTGTGACAAGGTTGCTGATTGTACCGTCGAGCATCACGTCAACCCAGAGCGCATTTCCCGCAGTATTGGTAAACGAACCAGAGAGCGATGATGTGTTCGCTCTTGCGAGGGTGCCTGAACTGTCGTAGGCAATCGCCATACTTTAGACGTTCTGACCAATGATGTAGCCGTCGTAGTTACCAGCCGATGTGACAATGAAGCCAAAGGTGTCTGCCTTGCTTGCTGTGGTCGTGAGAGTCGGTGCGACACCACCGGCCCACTTGATCGTCGTGAACCAAGTAACTGTGCGAGAACCTGTACCGTCCTGAAGGATGCGGATGATGAACTTTTGACCGACCGCTTCGTTGGAAAGCGCGATCGTGATGTTCCCGGCCGGCATTGTGATGAAATGGGTGTTGCTCGTTTGGAGCGTCAAAGTCGCCGTTCCTGCTGCCGAGGGGGTGTAGGATGTAATGTCGTCGTAAATTGAGGTCGTATGATGAACCTTGCCCGTACCTTTACCAGCAATTTTCAGATCGACGTTCGTTTCACCGTCAGCCGACAGGATCGGGCCAGCGGTACCCGTTGCCGCGTTGGTGACTTTGACGTAGTTGACTGCGGAACCAGTCGCACCGATATTCAAAAGTACGTTTCCGTTGGTATCGGAAATCTGTGTGATGATTTTTGGAGAGGTAAACACGTTGACGCCCGTGAACGTCTGACCCGCATCCGTACGGGCGATCGTTGCCGAGGTCGTCGGGAACGTCATCGTGGTGGAGTCCGTTCCTGAAAGAGTCAGCGAATTGGTAACGGAGAGCGTTTTTGCGTTCGTCAAAGTAAGCGTTCCTGTGGAGGACGTAATGGTGAGGCCGTTGATCGAAGTGGCCGTTGCAGCTCCCAGTACCGGGGTTACAAGGGTTGGGGAGTTGGACAATACAACCGCCACGGAACCAGTGGAGGCCGTAACACCAGTACCGCCGTTTGCAACCGCGAGCGTTCCTGCGCTCAAGACGCCAGCAGCAGCCGAGACAGCTCCGCTGAACGCGGTAAGCGTGAGTCCGGCAAATGTCGGGGACGAGGCGGCGGCGATATTCTGCGGAGTGGAGAGGACAACCGTGGAACCCGCACCGTTATCCGTGATCGTGATCTGGTTTGCCGTACCCGTTAAAACACGCTCAGCGGTAAGCGTGGCGTTGGTGGACAAGGTAACGTATGTAGCGTCCGTGGGGGCGGCTCCGCTTGCAGACGTAAGCAGGCGATGAGTAGTCGGATCAGCGTAAAGAGCGACGGGAGTAGTACCGTCGTCGCTAGAAACACCCAATAAGGTGGTTACTCGATTTTGATCTCGTCCTGCTTGCGCCATATATCTAGTTTGAATCCACTAAAAGGTTGCCGCTGGCGTCCACATACACGGGGACTGGTGTGATGCCGTCTATTTCCGACACAGCGAGCCATACAGGTACGAAGTTCTGATCTCTCGAAGCAATGTCGCCTGAGAGGTCGGTTCCAGTCGTACCGTCGCTGACGTTTATGGCGTGCGTTGTGGGGTTTGCCTTCACGACAAGTGGTGTCGAACCGTCCACGCTGCTCGTTCCAAGGATTGTCGGTACTAGGTTTTGATCTCTTGGAGCCTGCGCCATATCATTCGGACTCTATGAATCTTTTGCGGCGGCCTTCCGCGAAGGCTGCCTGTACGGTCGCGCGCAGAGAGGCAATCTCTCGACGCTCGTTTTCAATCGCTTTGTGTTCTGACTGAATCCACTCCTTTTCTCTTAAGATTTCTGTCTCGCGTCGCTGTAGATCGCTTTCTCGATAGAGCGCAGTTTCATCAGAGAGGCCTTGCGCCTTCCTGAACTTGAGCCATTCGATAGACAGAGCGTCTGTTGACTTTCTGTTGACTTCCTCAGCTTCAATCGCCTTGGAAATGCGATATTCGGCGCGTTCTTCAGCGGACTTTGCCTCAGAAATGCGGTCAGTCAGATCAGCTAGTTTCGCCACGATTTCCGATCGGTCGTGTTCAACCGCGGCAACCAGCTGATTGATGCTCTGTTCTCTCTGATCGCACGCAAGCTCCCTTTGAGCACACTGTTTTTCTCTTTCGAGGGTGGGTTTGAGAGCTTCGCGTTTCCGCGTTTCAAGGGAGGACACCTCTTGTGCCAGCTCCTTCGTTCGCTGACTGAACGCCGACTCAAGTTCATCGACGCGCTCTTTGTGCTCTTTCTGAGCAGCTTCGAGTGCGAGGATTTCGGCGTTCTTCTTCTTGGTAAGCTCGGTTACGTCAGAAATGAGAGCGTTTCGTTCTTCAACGAGTTGCGCTCGGAAGTCCGTAACGCTTGCCTCTGTTTCTTTTTTAGACAACAGGCGCAACATTGGCTTTGGCCTTCGGAGGACGGCCAGCTTTCTTCTTTTCAATCTGTGGCTGTTCTTTCACGATGCGCTGAGCTGCGATCTGATCGGACTCCTTGGGGTAAGAAGGAACCATGCCGTCCGAAAGAAGTTCAGATTTCAACTTGGAGATTTCACCGGAGCTGGTCGCGAGTGCGCCCCCGTCATCAATGATTGCTTCGGCCATTTTGTTGATGAAGAAGTCCTCTTTGCGGCGGTTGTCCTTGCCGTTGGCAAAGCACCACTGGTCAACAAGGTGTTTCGCGAAATGACGCGCTTTCCAATCTTCCATTCTCTGTTTGCCTCCAGCGGGAATGAGCCATTCAACCTTGTCCCACATACCTACGAAGTCGGTATCGGTGAAGTTGAAGAAGGTGACAATCTTGGTGGGGGCTTCGAACTGACGGTGGATCATAATTCTTTTTTTCCGTGGGTGAGTCGGAGTTTTTAGCACCCGAGTAGGGCGTTTTTACAGAACGCCCCGAAACTGTCTTTCGTTTAGGAAAGAAGGAGCTTGATCGGGCCGTATTCAGTCGTAGCGATGCCTGAAAGGGCATTACCGACGACAGCCTGAACGCCCGTAAGGGCTTCGACCGCGCCAGCAGTGGCGTTGGAGCCGACAACGTCCGTACCGACGACGACTGCACCGTCCGCGAGGATAGAAGCAATACCGCCGTCCTGAATCCAACCGAACTGAGCGTTCGTAATCGCCGTTACAGCTGCGCCGACCGGAGCCGAAGTAGCCGTGGACGGGTTCACAATGACGCCAGAGAACGGGTTAGCCACGAGGTCAACGCGAGAGGACGTGGTAAGAGCCACGACAATCGGATCAGACAACGTGAGCGTAAGAGCGGCAGCAGTGGCCGCCGGGTGCGAGCTGATGAGGTACTTGTAACCCTGACCCGGAGTAACGGTGACAACGAGCCAGCCGCCTGCGTACTGGTTGGCGGTGACGGTAACCGTCGAGGTCGTAGTGACCGACGTAGCACCGATCGCGGCAGCCGCGCACGCGAGGTCTTGGTTAGCGGTGACTTCGGCAGCTGCCTGTTGCAGCTTGCCGGGGACGAGCGACGTACCGCCTGCTTTGACGTAGCGGTAGCGGTTGCCGGCTTTGTCGAACGCGATCGCACCGAGATCGGTGGCCGCGGACGCGGTGTTGGTAGTCAGGTCGCCCGGGTTCACCAGGAGGCCGGAACTAAGGAGAGTAGCCATAGATTGTTTTAGGTTAGATTCGCTTGAGGGTGACGGTGATCGTCACGCCCACGAGTTCCGTTGCCGCAGCCGTGAAGTCAACCGACAAACGATCGCCAGCAGCCAGCCGAAGGCTTGCTGCCGTAGCGGTGAGCGTGCCGGACTGAACGGTGTTCGCCGTGGACTTGCAGTTGAAACCAGCGTTCGTGTTGTTCGTCAGGAGGTCAGTACCAGCACCCGGCGCGTCCGTAGACGTGTCTTTCGTTACCTGAACCGAGAGAGAACCAGCGGTTGATTCGGCAACAGCGTGGACAAACTTGACTTTGGTTACTTGGTACGCTTGGTTCGCGACGAAGAAGCTCTGGTCAACCATTGCCGTCGCAGCTTGTGCGTGAAACGAGACTTCAATTTCTTGAGGTACGATCAGGCCACCAACCGTCAGAGCGTCAGCAGTAGAGACCGCAGCCGTAGACGAGAAGGTTTGTGCGCCCGAGAAGGTGTTGGCACCGGAAGCAGTAATCGGGAGAGCGGTGGCGATGCCGCCGTTCTGCTCGATACCTGCGACGTATTTTTCGATGTTCATTGCCATAGGGGATTCTTAGGTGTTGCCGCTTGCGTTCTGCCACCATACGTCGGTGTTTTCCAATGGCAGTTCGCGCAGAGAGTACGGCCGTTTTCGATACTCGTTCTTAATTCAGGAAAGAGGGCGAAAGGTTTGATGTGGTCGGCGTGATTTCCTTTGGAGCGATGCCCGCAGAGAACGCAGGTGTCTTTGTCGCGTTTTTTAACGGATTTCCTCCACAGCCTCAGCTCTTTTGAAGACCGGATCTTTGCGTTGATTGGACTGATTCCACCCTTCCAATTAGAGGCTCGGTAGCCACGAGGTGGATTCGACCAGGTGCTTGTAAGGTTTTTTATGACCTTCAGACGGTGTCCCGGAGAGAGCTTTCGACCTTTCATCTTTTGCCTTTGCTTTTCTTTCGATTCCTCGGTATGAACACTCCCTTTGTGGGGATTGTTCATGCGCATCCACTGAGAGATTTTCTTTCGATGCTCGATGGATAGTTTCTTTCCAACGTGCTTCGATCGAATCTTCTCTTTCGTTTCTTCGGAGAGCTTTGCTCCGAGCCGAGTTTTTAAACCCATTGTTGAGAAAGGTCTGGCAACAATCCCGTGAATACGAAGGTACTTGCAGACCGTTACTTGAGAGGTCTTGAGTTCCTTTGCTACGGCCATCGTTGATTTCTTTTCTTCGACGTAGAGTTTGTAGAGAACGTCTTTCGAGAACAGCATCTGCTTTAGCGACAAGCCGTCAGATACTTGTAATTCCGGTCAACTTGCCGCAGAAGCGAGGTTCGCGGTTAATCAGCTGGCCGCCGAAGACGTGGAAGCCGTTAGCAGCAAAGGCGTTCTGTGCGCGCGTCCAACCCGTGAAGCCGAAGCCCAAACCCTTGAGCTTGGAACCTTCGTAGTCGTTGCCTTCGATTTCTTCCGGCATATACGAAACGGATTCGAAGCCGGGGAAGATTGCAGCAGCTTTAGACGAGTCAATGCCGTACCAGTCCATGTAGTCCCCATTGAGGAAAAGCATGACGCCGGAGGTGGCTTTTTCGTCCATCATCATCGGGAAGCCTTGGAAGTAGAGTTCCATTGAGCCGATACCGCGAGCCGATCCGTTACGAACGTCAGCAGACGTGCTGTTGAAGCGTTCGAGTGGCATGAGCAACTGGTTGTAAAGCGAGAAGACAGCTTCCGGCATATACGCAACCGTCGGCTTCTGGTTGCCAGAGCGGACGTTGTAGTAAAGCGTGAGCATCTTCGCGAGCGTCAGCGTGCCGCCAGACGAGGTGACCGTAGAGGCCATGCCCGTGTAGGTGGAACGAGACAAACCGCCATACGTCGCGACAGTCGAACCGTCGTCAACCGCGGCACCAAGACCGAGAATGTCTTTGCTGCCGTTACCCGTACCGTCAGACCAGAACTGAGTACCGCAAAGGTCGCCCAAGTCCTGAGCATCCGATTCGAGCGTGACGCGAACGAGGTCGATAATGCGTTCCTCCGAACCAGACTGCATCGAGGTCGCGAGTTCATCGCCCGGGAGAGCCGAGGTGATCGCAACGAACGACGGGTCAAACTGCGCTTTCACGCGGTTGTCCGTAGCAGAGGTCGAGAGCGTGTCGAAACCAGCGAACGAGGAGCCAGTCGAGTTGACCTGATATTTCACAGCGAACTTGATCTGGTTGCCGCTCCACTTCTTCGCTTTCTTAACGAAGTCGGTGAAGGCGACGTTGGAGCGCAGCACTTGGTCAACGACGAGAGGCAGGAGCTTTTCCCGCATGGTCGTTGTAATGCGTGCGCCGAGAGTGTCGGCCATATTATGAGATTATTTTCTTTATTCACTTACCGAGTCCCAGCCGCCCATCTTTTTAAGTTGGGCTGAGGTGACGTATCCCTTGCTAGAGGGTTCAGCTTTGCCAGTTTTAGAGTTCAGAGAGTCAGCGAGTTTCCTGCGTGCCACGGATTTTTCCTTGGTGTCAGGCTGCTGAAGACGGAGGATTTCGAGACCAGCCTTGAAGTCGAGGTTTCCCTCAGCGTCAGTCGGCTTGTACTTGTCCAAGATTTTGAACAAGGCGTTGCGGTCGAAGTCTCCTTCCGTTTCTTTGAGCGTGCTGACCTGCTCCTCGACCCACTGGTTTGCTTGTTTCTGGGTTTCTTGAGCTTGGGTCTGCTTCGCTTCGTATTCAGCGATCGCTTCTTTCTTGGCCTCTTCTTTGGCTGTTTTCGAGAGACCTTGGAACCATTCGTAGATTTCGCGGTCGTCTCCGAAATAGCGTTTGAGAACTTCCGGCATTTCTTCACCCTTCTTCGCAGGCGTTTCTGACTTCGCTTTATAGAAGTCGGCCTGATCTTTGAGGAGCTGCTCGCGTTCTTCACGCAAGCGGTTCCGTTCTTCGATCACGGCTTTGAAACGCTTGTCCTTGTGTAGAGGTCGATCATCCAAATCATTCGGGACTTCCTCCACAGCGTCCTCAGCCTGACTGGTAGGCTTTTCTTCAGTTTCGGTTGGCGAGTCCGACGGTGAGTCCGTGCCGGGGCTGAACACTTGTTCATCCGGCTGCGCCACAAATCCTTCAAAAATGTTTCCGTCCATATTATTCGCAGGGTTTTTATGAGACCCGTGAAACTCTTGTGCTTACTTTTTAATCTTCGACTTGATCGCGGCGAGAGCGTCTTTCTTTGCGACTGGTTTGCAATCGTCTTTCTTTTTCATATCTAGCTCGGTAGGGGATTAGTTGGGACTGCGGCCAGTGGGTCAGTAGCAGAGGCATCCGACGGTGCTGGTGCTACGTTTGGCAGTGGTGCGCCTTGCATTGGTGCTGGTGCCTGCATACCGAGTTCCGGGAAAAGTGCGGCTGGGTTCTGTTGCCAGAGGTAGAGCATCCGGGCGGTTTCTCTTGGCGAAGGGAAGTCCAATGCTTCGTAAAATGAAATTGGGTCGATACCGTTCGCAGACCACAAATCGATCGCTTCGTTACGGCGAGTGAGCGAGTCTTTAGGGATGAGAGAGCCTTCCCTTACCGAAACATTGAGATCGACCTGCGCGAGATCGGACTTTTCAAGCGTGAAGTACTCGCGTGCGCGTTCCTTTCCGATACAGCTGCCCATTTTCGCCTCGTCGTAGTAGACGTACATGAACTGGACGAACTGGTTGAAAATCTGATCGGCTACCTGTTCGAGATATTCAGTGAAACCCCCTCCGATACGATCGGAGTCAGCTGATTGGGTGATGATCTTTCCGCGAACCGTCTTGTCCTTCTGCAAGTTGGACGGAACAGAACCAGATACGCCGTAAACCGAGAGGATGCGTTGACGCGCGTCCAAAAGGTTCTGGTATACGAAATCCGGCAGGGCCGTTCCTGTGTCGCGCTTGATACCTTCACCAGCTACGCCGTGAGGCTGGAGCATTACGTCGCCGTTACGCAGGGCCTCTGCCGCCTGAGCCGCTTGACCTTCCTCGAAATAATCAAGAGAGGCGATAATTCCGTTATTGGTGTTGTCGGCGTTGCGATCAATCTGCCTCCAACGCTTCGAAACGACGTCTTGCATCGAAAGGCACTGATACAAACCGTTGGTTTCGTCGAAAGGTCGGTTGCCAAGGTTCATCACTGACAAGAACGCACAGGGAAGTTGTGGGGCTGTGAAGTGGTTTTTCGGCGTAACTTGAACGGGCATTTCAATCCCGTACTCGTCCGTCTGCATTTCAACCGTCGGATAGTTGAAATGGGGGTTCTTCATCTTTCCGAGCAGCAGGCTCTTGATTGTCCAAAACACCGCAGGTTCTTCACCTGCGCTCCACCACTCGATGTATTGAAGTTTGGTTCCGAGCTTGTCGTCGCAAATGACACGGATTTCCTTTTCTTTGTCGGGGAAGCGGGTAATGAGGTCTGAACCCGTATCTTTGCGATAACGTCCAATAAACTTGCCGGTATATTTACCGTTTTGGATCGTTGAGTCGGGATCAAGGATCAGCTGCTGAGGACGTACGGCTTCACAGGTGACGTTCTGGGTCTTTTCAGACCAGCCAATCCACACGCAACCGATGAAATAGAGCTGGTGGAAACGGGCGACCTGACGCAGAGTCATTCGAACATTCACGTCTTTGTTGTCAGCAAGATACGCGAGCATCTTTTCAACTGCGCTTGCGATCTTATTCCCGACGGGTGTGTTGTCCGATGAAACAACCGGCTCTGGGGACTTCTGAGTAGCTTTAGGGAGGAAAGTTTCGAGAGCCTCGAAAATGAGGTTGTCGGCTTTCGGCTTCTTCTTGTCCGTATCTACAACGTCCCCGTAGTTCATTCCGAGCCAGTACTTTTCGGTCTCCTTCTGTTTGTAGTCGAGATCAGACTTGGCTTTGAGCCAAGCTCCTTCCCATTCACCTGCAAGCTGAACCAGCTCCTTGTCGTCCATCGACAGCTGGAGTTCATCCAAATACGAAGAAATCACGCCTTGAGTGGTGTCTCCCGGCTTTGATCCACTGTTCTTGTTTGTAGGCGCAAAGAGGGCCTGAACGCCTGCGATCCTGTCATCAACTCCCATGAACGCAAAAAGCGGCCCACCCCTGTAAAGGGATGAGCCGCCTCCAGTTACTCGTTATTTCACGAGGCTATCGGTACGGTTACTATCGGCAGCAGTATACCACAAATATGCTTACGCTGTCAACTTTTCGTGCCTAAAGATTGGGCCGATTACGCCCTGACTGTCGAAGTGTATTTCGGCGTATCCGTTCTTGATGTCAAACATTCCTGATTTAAGCAGTTTGGATATGTTTTGCTGCCTTTTTCTAAACTCCAAGAACAGAGCCTGATCTTCAGGGGTGAGGCTAACTTGTACAGTTTCGATTTTTAGCGTCGCTGTTGCCTCCACAAGACGTCAATCAACTTCCCGATTCCACCATATTGGCTGTTTAGTCGTTGCCTTTATGAACTTTTGAGGGTTGAACTGCTCAGCGATCTTGAGGTCTTTGAGAGGTGTAACAGCTGAGACAATAGACCCACGCCCCTTGCCGAACTTGTCCATACCGATACGCCAGTAAGTAGTTGCCAATGCCCAGTGGTCATTTCCGTCTACCTTTGACCAGACGTACACAGGGTTTCCAATAGCATCTATTTCCTTGATACGCCCCATACCATGCCAATGGGAGTAGTACTCAGACCAATCATCCTGCGTGCCTTGAAGGGGGATGCGCCTGTCAGCAAACTCGTCCACCACCATTTGAATAGATCTATTACGGTCAGCCAGCACCCTTCCGTACTCCTCATGCTCGCCCCATTTGATGATCTGGTCTGCACGCTTAACTCTTGAGAACGAACACAGAAAGACACGACCGTTGAACTTTGATCTGAGCTTTTTCGGCCAGAAGATGTCGGGACCGTTATCTACTACAGCAATAGACCCTTCAAACCGTTTCAAGAGTCTTTCAATGTCCTCGGGGTCTTCGGTCTTACCTGCAAAGAAAAGCCCGTTTTTGTTACCACAGACGTAGTGGATAGTGTTCCCGATGTCTACGCCAATAACGACGTCTTTCTGATCGTTGATCGTTTCGGTGCAGTTCCTGAAGATGATGTCCGGCGTGATCGAGTCGCCGTCGCCTTGGAAGGGAAGGCCGAGTACGAAGTTCCAAAAGTACTCTTTAGGCTTGGTTTCAAACTCTTTGACGATGTAATCAGCCGTGAGCCACGGATACATGAGAGCGGAGACCCAATAGCCAGAGTACTCACCTTGCGACAGTGCTTCCCAACGACCTCGGCGGCGATCATCCGAACTGAGTACAGTCCTACAGTGTTTACACACAAACTCCCGTCGCTCTATATCAAGGTTCTCCGGCCATGAAAGATACTGATCCGCAGCACACCCAGCGTTTGGACACTTGATGAACCAGTGCTTTTTGTCTGATCTTTGCCAGTAAAGATCGACGCCATTGTTACGAAATGAGGGGTTGGAAAAGTGCCAATCAAACTTATGCTTTGAGTGCTGAAGACGTGAGGCGTAGGTCTTGAGGACGGGCTGGTTGCTTCGATCTTCTTCGTCGTGAATAAGCACGTCAGCCGGGACAGAGATCGCCGCGCGCTCAGTCCATGTACCACGGAAATAAAGGAAGTTTTGATTGACCTGTTTTTGCTCTACCGAGTCCTTGTCCCTAATCAGATCACGGAGCGTGGGATTGTGCGCTAAAAGTCTATTCACACGACCGCCGCCTAGCAGGTTTACATCCGCGGCGGTTGGCATCGTGTAGATCACCTCCATTTTGCGCCTATCACATAGATAGAGCGCCTTGAGAATCATCACCTCCGTACCACCACCCTGAGCAGCTTTTAGCAATACTTGCTTCGGTGAAAGATCGTTGATGATGTCGTACCAGAAGAAGTGAGACTTGAAGTCAAAAGGTTCGCCGCTTGAGACTCTAATGCGGTTCTCGACGATCCAAGCTACGGGGTTGATGTCAGAGAGTTTCACTCAAATTTCAGGTGATGTTGGGTAATCGAACCTGAGTACCAAGCCTCACGAACTAGGCCACAATGCGGACACCACACTGAATCGCAACAGTCCAATATCTCTTCGGGGGTACCATCTGACTTCTTCATAAACTTGGACTTTCGCATTGGTCTCTCGCCCTCGTGTGCTTCCCGAGTAATGAAACGGTGGAAGTCGTGTTGGCAACTCATATCATTCCAGCATCTTACGTTTCATCTCCTCGTCAAACTTCGTACTGATTTCTTTGAAAGATTCGAAGTTCTCCAAGTCAGCATTCAGGTTCATTACCACTGATTTCTGCACGTTTCCAAATTCATTCTTCAGCTTCTTTTCGAGATACCACTTGGCGTTGTCAGCCTCATCTAATCCTTTCACTATCGTATTCCTAGCCTTTAGAATTGGCCTCTCGCGCAACATATCCAGTCTTGCCTTCAACTCAGGATCAGAATTGAACCAGTTATAGAGCGTTTGTGGGCTAACATTAGCGTAAGTTGCCATTTCAAGAACGGTACAATCAAGAGAGGCAGATTCCTCCAGCTTTTTGTAAACCTCCGGTGTCATTTTGATCTTCATCCCTTCTGGCACCATATCATTCGAGCTTAATAGCTTCCTTCCCCGTAAGGTTTTCCCAGCGTTTAATAATGACGTCTATGTAACGAGGGTCTATCTCCATTCCGTAGCACTTTCTTCCTGTCTGCTCACAGGCTATTAGAGTGGAGCCGGAGCCGAGGAAGATGTCGAGCAAGACCCCCCCCATGGGGCATGCGTGTCTGATTGCTCTTTCCATCAGGGCTATAGGTTTCTTAGTTGCGTGTTCTTCGTCCCTTCCCACCTTTCTCTGGACGTGCCATACGTCTTGAAGTTCGCCTTCACCGTGGTGGGTTGAAAGTTCGGGTTGGCCCTTTTTCACGACGTGGATAAACTCGTGAGTGTATTTGTAGTCGCTACCTAGTCCGTGAACCACCTTGTCCCAAACAATTAGGTTGGAAAACTTAAAGTTATTTTTGATGTGCGGAACAAGTTCGTGAGAGCGTCGCCAGTCTAGGCAAACGTATCCCGCGGAGTTTTCTCCCATCGCATAGAAAAGCGACGCCATCGACTTTTCGAGCAGATCTTCCCACTCTTCATCTGTAAAGCTGTCGTTAAACATATGGTTCAACCAGGTTGAACCTTTGTTTTTTTTCTCGCTCATTCCCGTGTTATATGGTGGGTCGGTGAAAACCATGTCGGCCTTCTTACCGCCCATCAGCCTTTCGACATCTTCAAGCTTGGTGGCGTCTCCACAGAGCACTCGGTGATCTCCGAGTTGGTACAGGTCTCCTAGCTTGCTCTTTGGGACTTCTGGCGGTTCAGGTGCCTCGTCCTCTACGATCTCTTGTGGTTCAAGTTCCTTAATTTCGAAACCTGTCAGCTCTTGGAGTGGGAGATCGAGTTCCTTGAGGTCTTCGAGAACGAGATCGGTGTCCCATTCCGATTCATTCAGGCGGTTATCGGCAAGGCGATATGCCTTTACTTCCGCAGCGGTCAAGTTTTCGGCACGAATTGCTGGAACTTCCGTGAGACCCAGCTTCTTGGCCGCTTCTAGCCTACCGTGGCCGACGATAACGACGTTCTCCCTGTCTAGAACAACGGGTTGGAGAAATCCAAAACGCTTGATGGATGCCGCTACTTTGTCCACCTGCTTGGCAGGATGCTTTTTAGCGTTCTTGGCGTATGGTTTGATGTCTGCGATTGCGATGTTCATGTTCCAGCATTTCACCCTTTGTTTTGGGCTTATCCGAAGTCATGTTCTCGATGATGACCTCCGCAAGTTTTTCTTGCCGTTAGGTTGGCATACTTACATTGTTTGACGTGCTTTCCTCAAATCCTGAACCATTTTCTTCGCGTCCTCTCCTTCCTGTACCCAGTTTATTTTTTCCTTTCTCTTGATCGTTTTGGGGATGCCGTAGAGTTCGTAGAATGTTCTGCGGGTGATCCCGGTTGGCTGGCAGAAGTCTCGTAGGTGGTATCTGGTGTACTTTTTGTTGTCGAGGCGTCCGAATTTGTCTTTGTTCCAATAGAGGTTGCGGCCGCAATATGTACAGGTTTCCTTGAGGGTCTTGGAGTCCTCTTTGACGGCCTCGAAGTTGCAGATTTTATTCTTCTTGCAGATCGCGTCCATGTTCGGTTTGATCCAACATTTCTTCAAGCGTGCCGCCTTTTTCGAATACTTTTGTCGCGTGCAGACCTTTCATAGAGATAACCTTTCCCTTGGTGGCAGGGGATAGATCATGCTCTTGGGCGTACTTCCTGATTTGGGTATTTGTTTTTGGGTCTTTGATGACCTTGAGAGCTACACGAAGTAGGAGGGTTTCAATCCAGCGAGAGGCGAGGAGACCAGAAATGAAGGCGAGGAGGATCATTTCTTTTCTTCCGACGTCACGAGTGCGGCTTTTGTCGTCAACAATAAGCACGCGATTGACGAGGCGTTTTCCAGTGCGGTTCTCGTTACCTTCACGGGGTCAATTACGCCGGCTGCCATGAGGTCTTCGTATGTGTCAGTGGCGGCGTTATAGCCTTCGTTACTGTCTTTCGGAAGTTTCAAGCACGCTTCGAGGACGACTTCGCCGTTCTTCCCGGCGTTTTCAGCGATCGTTTTGATAGGGGACTGGCAGGCATTGAGGACTGCGCTAGCCACGCTCCGATCATTGAGGCTAGTAGCCGCGCGGAGTAAGGCGATTCCGCCGCCCACGACAATACCTTCTTCTTGAGCAGCGCGAGTTGCGTTGACTGCATCTTCGACTCTTTGTTTTTTTTCTTTGATTTCGACTTCGTTCGTGCCGCCGATTTTAATGACACCGACCGACCCCGTGAGGTGGCCGAGCCTCTCTTTAAGTTTTTGCTCGTCATAGTCTGACTTTGTGGATTCCAATTCAGATTTAATGGCTCCGATTCGAATATCCACGTCTTCTTGTTTTCCGTATCCTCCAATGATCGTGGTGTGGTCTTGGGAAACGATAATCTTGCGAGCCTTACCAAGAACGTCTGATTTGATTTCTTTGATGTCTTTGCCTGTTTCCTCCGAAATAAAGGTAGCTCCCGTAAGGGCGCAAATATCACGCATTTGTTCGCGGCGGCGGTGATCGCCAATGCCTGGGCAACGCATAGCGACTCCATTGAAGACGCCGCGCTGCTTGTTTACTACGAGTACCGCGAGAGCTTCACCCTCTACGTTGTCGGTCACAATCAGGAGGTCTTTCTGACCTTTCTTCGCCATATCTTCCATAAGCGGAAGAATCTCCTGAGCCAACGTGATTTTGCGATCACACACAAACACAGGGCAGTCGGCCATTTCTGCAATCATCTTCTCGGGGTTCGTGACCATGTACGGAGACACATAGCCGCCCTCAAGTTTCATTCCCTTGGTCAGCTCCGTTTCAATACCAAAAGAAGGGGACTCCTCAAGGGTAATAAGGCTATCTTTACCCACCTCGTCCATTAGTCCAGCGATAACTTTGCCGAGTTCCCTGTCGTTGGCACTGATTGAGGCTACCTGCTCCAACTTTTCAAGTGAATCGACCGGGGTAGCCATAGCCGCAAGGTTCTTTACAACCTCAGCCGTAGCTTGTTCGATATTCTGTCTAACAGTGACTGGGTTCTCTCCAGCCGCAACGAGCTTATAGCCTTCGTTGAAGATCGCGCGTGCCAAAACCGTGGCGGTTGTCGTTCCGTCGCCGGCAATATCGTTGGTCTTTTTAGCGGCTTCCCGAACCATATCGGCTCCCAGACGCTCGAAGCGATCTACGAGGCTCACTTCACGGGCTACGGTAACACCGTCTTTGGTGAGTGTTGGGTATCCTGCGGCGTTTTCGATAGCGACACACTGACCAGAAGGCCCCATGGTAGCAGCTACTGCGTCGGCAATCGTGTTCACACCACGTTTGAGTTTCTCTTGGGCTTCGCGGTTGAAAAGGATGTCTCGGCTCATATTATTTCACGACGGCCAAAATATCTTTCTGAGAAAGAAGGAAGAACTTTTCACTACCGATCTTCACCTCGTCTGGGCTGAAACGCTTGTAGACGACTTCTTGATCAATATCAACCGCCGTTACGTCCGGCCCTTTGGCTGTTACCTTTCCAGTCTGTGGCCGATCCATTGAAGCGTTGTCGGGAATAACGATCCCGGACTCAGTGGTCTCTTGCTTGTCTTCAACTGAAACAAGGACGTTATCGAACAGGGGTTCAAGCGTCATGGTTATTTTTTGACAGTGAGTTCGATGCGCGGGTCGGCTTTGACGGAAAAATCTAATCCGTATTCGTCGGAGAGAGCGTAATACTTTTCTTGAAACTCCTTGGCGTAAGCATTGATCTGAGCCTGTTCGTCCTCGGTTTTTTCTTCCTTTGCGCTCAAGTCCAAAAACTCCTGCTTTGTCATGGTAGTTTTTATTTCCAATCTAGTATGCGCCCAAGAAGTTTGACGCATACCGTAGTCCAGCTTTCGCCGGAAGTAAGTACGTTCAAGCCCCATGCTTGTCGTGAGCGCATATCAGATTGTAAATGTTTCATGGTTGAGGAGCCGCACTGCACTGATAGTCCGGCTCCTCCGCCCCAGAGCAGGTAAGGAAATGTGACCCTTACGACGTTTTTATAACTCCGCGAGTGTCCCAGAAAAACCGGGAGTTCGGGGAGAGCAGCTACTGAAGACGGCGGTTTGGTCGATGTTGAATGTTGATCCTCCTGCGACACTATAATAGCAAAAAAATCAATCTTTTACCATATCACAAATTACCGCTTCCGTGTGAATTACTTTGTGGATAACTTGACAGGTTATCGGCCATGTGTGTAGTTTCTTACAAAATATGGAACAACAAACTCACGACGAAGCGATCGTTCAGGCCGTAGACGCCTTATGGCACATCGTAGAAAACGTCCGCGAGATGAACAGGAGCCTCTATCTAATGCAGTCGAGAGGGGTGTCTATTAGGATTTTGCTTGACGAGCCGGATATGGATACGGCAAAGTTACTAGTTACGAAGATTTGGCCTGCTGTGGACAAGTCCGTAAAAAAGCCTAAATATAACGTCTTGCCGAGCTTTTTGAAACGTGGTAAAGTTTCCTCAGTGGTGGCACGTTGAAAAAAGATTTGAAAAATTTCTGCGGGTGGTTTTAGCCGGAAGGCTAAAAAAATTTGTTCACTCTTGTGTCGCATAAGATATAGCCAGCGACACAAGAGGGGCCAAAAAAAGACCACTTACAGAAATGTAGGTGGTTTTTTTCTCCTTAGTTCCTACCGATTGGGTGCGTGTCCACCCACAGACCCTGATCGGTAGGGACTAAGGGCAAATAAGCCCTTAACGAATTGTATGGGTGGAGTACAAAGCTGGCCGATGTTCCATAAGTCGCTCGGTAATATCGCGTGCGAAAAGCATCCGATCTACGCCGAAGATGCGTGTCTCGAATGTGAGGATTTAAAAGAGTCAGAGAAAGAGGAGGTTTCCTCTGGTACGGGTCGGATGATCGGAAAGTTCGTAGGTACGAAGTCGGAGTGGAAAAAGAAGATCGAACGGGTTGAACGGAGCGGCGGTCGGCACGCCCTCATGCAGTTCTTCTCACTTCCCTTCTAGGTATGGGCTACAAGATTTCAGAGATGCAGTGTTCGAGACTTATCTCGATAAAGAAGGAAATTGACCGCTCGATTGATCTTTCTTCCGCCGAAGCTGAGAACGCCAATCTGAGAATTTCAAAGGTTCTCACGGATGACGACAACTTCTTGGCTGGAAGGATTATCGACGAGTGGTACAGGGGGAAGCAATCGCCAGTCTCTATGGCGAAGTGGATCAACACATCATTCCCTAAGCCTCAAGTATGAGCACGTTCAACAAAGAAATCTACGACCAGATCATCAAGGCCGTAGAAGCACTGCCCGAAGAAGCAGTCGAGAGAGCGAAGAAAGAAGATACTCGAAAAGGCTATGACACGACGGGATATCAGTATCAGTTTCTCGTCAACGTATTGAATGAAGTGGTAACCCCGGCTGGATGGAGCTTTGAGTGGTCGACGGTTAAGGAGATCGAAGGAGCCTATAAAAGTGGACAAAAGTTCTACGAAATCGCGGTGTCTACAAAAGTAGATATCCTCGACGCTTCCCGTGTCCATGCCGGAGGCCACATCTCGTCTTCGTACTCGGACGCCCTGAAAGGAGCCATTACAAACTCGCTCAAGAAAACTCTCGGACTGTTCGGGGTTGGAAAGAAGGCTTACGAGGGTGCGCTCGACGACGATTACAAGCCGCAGCCGGAGCCACATACGGAGGTTGCGACGACAGTATCAAAGACCGTTGTAAAACCAGTCGAAGAAACCGCTCCTTGCGACAACGTGAGCTGCAAAGGTTACGCCAAGATCAGGTACGGAAAACTCTGCTTCACCTGCAATCAGCACGTTAAGCAGGGAGGAAAGATCGCCAAGCTACGAAGCGAAGGCGCGGTCGAAGAAGATGAACTGCCCGTAGATAAGAACGGAGTTCCAGTATTCGGCTAAAAGGCTCTACGGAGCCTCTACAAGCTGCTCGCACCGGTTTCGTACAGGTAACGGAGGAATGTACCGACCGGGCGGCTTATAGAGGCTCCGAAAGTCTATGACACAAGAACAGTTGGAGACTCTCAAGAAAATGTCAGCGGGGCAGATCGCAAGAAAGTACACCCCAATGCTGATGAAGAAACAGATCACAAGAGAACAGTTCGATCGGTTGATAGGACTGGGCGTCAAAGACGCGCCTATGCCCCAAAATGCGCCCCTAGAGAGCGCAAGCGCACCGATAGGCACCGTGAGCCAGTTCACGACTCACGAAGACGAACTAACGGGTAGGACGCAGAAACAAAAACTCCTCGAAGTCCTGAAAGATCGAGAGTGGCACACGACCGTAGAGATTCTAGGAAAGGTCTACGGCCTCGATCACTCAGGGATAGCGAGAATAGGAGCGAGAATCCATGACCTCAAAGAAGACGGGTATCGAATCGAAAGCGAAAAGCTAAAAGATTCCGTCTGGCAGTACCGCCTCGTCGAGCAATCTGTGCTTGTGCCCGACGCGCGCGCGAATACAAACGGTTAGAACAATCCAAGAGAGAACCGCTCACACTCAGGGTCAAGCGGGATACAAACACTGACGCTGCTACATCGTTAAGGTTCAGATGCGAAAGGAGGGGAAACAGCCGACCCCCTGCTGCCCTCCCATCTGGTCTGAGCCGTAACGATGAACGCCGGACGGATTCAGAGCTACACATCTGGTAGTAAATCCGTACCTGCCTCACCTCTCTTGGTACATCGGCTCTATGGCGACTTCCCTGCAAACCAGAAGGGGAAAGGGGGAGCTATTACCTGAGCGTATGGGTGGTGTGAATAAGTCTAATGTCCGCGGCGAAATTAAGGAGGCCATGAAAATAACTGACCTTACAGAGCTAGAAGCCCAGTGTCAGCGAAAGATCGGCAAGGAGTTTACCCGGATCGTCGGCCAGCACAATCGCTGGCACTCACACGATCAACCAAGAACAAAAAGATTTAAGACAAAAACAGAACGAGTAGAAGGGTACATCGACAGTCTATTGGAACTATACCGACAGTCTCTCGATTACCCATTTTGGCGGGACAAAGTGCTTACGAAAGCGGACGAGTATTGCGTTGAACTAATTAGGCTGAGAATGGTCTATGAATGAGCTTTTACAGATAGCCTGTACCGCCCAACCATTCAGGGGAATGTCCAATCGGGCGATCAGACTGATCTTCGACAGTCAGGAAAATCAAACAGACGAAGTGTTGGGAAAGATTGCGTCGCTCACGGATAAGTTCGGATGGCTCTGCTTCTTACCGGGACAAGAAAACATCACACCAGAACAGGTAATGAACCTTCCGGCACTGACAGAGGAGGACGCCGGACGATCCCCGGCTCAGCGGATGCGCGGCGTACTTTATCGCCTATGGGAACAAAACGGTAAGAAAGGAGACTTTGAAACCGCTTACCGTATCCGTATGGAGTCGATGATTTCTCAGCTCAAGGAGAAGCTGACCTAATCCACATGAAGGAGGCTAAATCATGCAAAATCCCGTCCTGTTCATCCAAAAGATACGCAAACCTCTCTATCTGTCGGACACACTATTGGGAAAAAGATAAGTTGAAGCGAGAGGAGAAAGCGAAGAAGAAGCTGGAGAGGAAGATTAAAACAAAAAAGTATCAGGAGTCCGAAACAAAGAAGTGGCATAAGAAGTGCTGGAAGCTCATGAGCGAACTAGTCCGTAGGACGGGAGCAGATCAGGAAGGCTTCGACCTCTGCTACACCTGCGACGCAAAGTTTCATTGGAAACAACTACAGGCAGGTCACAGACATCACCGACGCTTGGACTTCGATACGAGAAACATCCATAAGCAATGCTGGCGGTGTAACGGAAAGCAGTCGCGCGGAGGACTATCGGGGAACCTTGGAGAGTACGAGCACCGTCTAATCAAGGAGCACGGGTTTGAATGGGCGGCGAAGTTGAAACTGGATGCCAATACGCATCCGGGTTACCAACTACACGAGCTAAAGATCATCCACGCCGATCTGAAAGAGAGACTGAGCAAGCTATGAAATACTTTCGTACCCTCCTCATAGTCCTAGCTGTCATCTTCTATATCGACTGCTTTGGACTGCTGGTACTCACTAGCTCTTCACTAGAGACCACGCTAGCGGCTCACAAAGCCCTACAGTCCAAGTCTCAACATTGCGCTCTCAAAGCCTCCCTCCTCGCCAACACCATAGACCCCAGATATTACTCAGAAAGTACGATCAAGAGAGCGTACGAAATGTGCTTAAAGGAATAACCCCCCCCCAGAGAGAAAGAAGGAATATGAAATACGGACAAGAACTACCTAAAGAAGTTGAGGCAAGACTGGACGCCTACATTGAGAGGATCAAGGCGATCCAGTGGTTCAAACCTGCTAAAGATTTCAAACGTGAAACGGCCGAGAGTCAGGTACAACTTGCTCTTGAAGCGTTCGGGGTTAAGGCGTCGTTGGAATGGCGATCATTGAAGACGGAGGACGATTGGGTCGCAGCTTGGGACGCAGCTCGGGACGCAGCTTGGGACGCAGCTCGGGACGCAGCTTGGGTCGCAGCTTGGGACGCAGCTCGGGACGCAGCTCGGGACGCAGCTTGGGACGCAGCTCGGGTCGCAGCTCGGGGCGCAGCTCGGGACGCAGCTCGGGGCGCAGCTTGGGACGCAGCTTGGGACGCAGCTTGGGGCGCAAACGAAATCCTTGTTGCTGATCTAAAAGAGTACAAGGGCAAGCAGGCTTTCCTACAACTCATCCCACTGTGGGAAATGGGTCTTTACCCGATCGGTGTTGTTGGTGGGAAGTTCGTCATCTACCAACCTGAAACGGAATAAAAGTGTAAGACCTGCGGTAAATAACCCTCCCAGAGAGAAAGAAGGACATGAAACAGTGCACAAAATGCGGATTGATAAAAGGCACAGGTGACTTCACCAAGCACTACCAGACGACAACATCAGAGTGCCGTGAGTGTAAGAAAAAGGCCGATGCCATCTATCGTGCGTCGCATCGGGTAAGAATGATGCGGAGGCTAAACGACAGAGAGTACAAGCGGAAGAACGTGAAAAGAATCTGTGCTTACCTCAAGGAGTTCAAAGCAAGATTCCCGGAAAAAGAGGCAGCCCGTAGAAAGCTCAGATACGAAGTGAAGATGGGGCGGATCAAGGTTGGCACCAACTGTCACGACTGCGGAAAGGCGGGTGGGAAGGTCGGCGTAAAAATCAGGGTCAGGGAGCTAGTCGCAGATCACTATCTCGGTTATGAGAAACAAAATTGGCTAAACGTTCAATGGATTTGCCGAGTCTGCGACGCAGCTCGTGAACAAGTCCGCCGCCGTGAACGCATCTCTGCATGAGGTGCGTCATCGGCGGGTAAGCAATTACTCGCAGGCGAAGACGAACGTGGTGCAGAGAAACTCCTTTCTCTCCTAAGACAAACTAAATAATATGGAAGGCCACTCTATTGCAGGTACATCAACCGTACGCGAACGTGCCGAAGATGATTTCTACGCCACACCAGAAGAAAGTACGAAAGCCCTGCTCGAAAAGGAAACAGTTTCTTTCCCAGCACTTGAACCATCGTGCGGCCAAGGGCATATCTCAAGACTTCTGACAGGCGAAGTCGTGTCCACTGACCTCGTTTATCGCGGCTTCGGAGTAGGTGGAATTGACTTCCTATCGCACGATTACGGACGCAACTTTCAGACCGTCATCACTAACCCACCCTTCAACCTGTTCACTGAGTTCGTTAAGCGGGGTCTTGAATTGACGGAAAACAAACTCATTCTATTCGGAAAGCTCCAGGCACTCGAAGGCGACAAACGGGCCACGTATCTACAAAAGACCCCACTCCGTACCGTCTACGTCTTCAAGAAAAGACAAAACCCCCTCCGTAACGGAAGCCCCCTCGATGAAAAAGGAAAACCGTGGGCTTCGACGATGGCGTTTGCATGGTACGTTTGGGAAAAAGGCTACGAAGGCAGGCCTGAGATTGAGTGGATTTAAAAAACATCATCGTCCGTCGCCTCTCCCATTCAAGGTTCGGCCACCGCCGTTTAGTACTCGGCGACCGAAGTAAAGAAAATTACCGCCTTGAATGGGAAAGATGACGCATTTAATCAATTAGGTGGAGGCAAGATGAAATACTTTAGCTTATTCACTGGTGTCGGAGGATTTGAAATAGGTATTGAGAAAGCGTATGCCAGCGTGGTCAATCGACAAGAAACACCCGAAGGAAAGCAAACAACCGATCAGGGTGTATCACGAGGAGATGTTCACTCTGGGGGCGAGTTGCTGGAAGGAACCCCCACTTGTGTTGGTTTCTCCGAGATCGATAAGCACGCCTCCGCCGTCCTCAAGTACAGATTCCCTAACGTCAAAAACTATGGCGACATCACCAAAATCGACTGGTCCCTCGTACCCGACTTTGATCTGCTCGTCGGTGGAAGCCCTTGCCAAGACCTTAGCATCGCTGGCAAGCGTGCCGGACTTGAAGGAGGACGTTCTGGACTGTTCTACGAATACGTGCGCGCTCTCGAAGAAAAAAAGCCTAAGCATTTCATCTGGGAAAATGTCAAAGGCGCTCTCTCTAGCAACGGCGGACGTGACTTCGGAGCCGTACTCTCTGCGCTGGCCGAAGCTGGGTATTCTCTCTGGTGGCAAGTTCTCAACGCCAAGGACTTCGGTGTGCCTCAAAACCGCGAGCGCGTCTTTATCGTCGGTACTCGAAACGGAAGTCCCCGAGAAGTATTTTTTGAGCGACAAGATGACAGAGTTCATTCTGAATCCTCTCCGACTCAAAAAGAAATATACGACGCTACAGGCTAATGGTGGTGGTGGTGGTGCGAAGACGGGACTGATCGTAACAGGCCAACCCGTCTACAAGGACGGCAAGAGAGAGATGGACTATAAGGTTTCAGAAGAAGCTCCCTGCATCCGTGCGACCCAATACAAGTCCGGCGACAACCAGCCCAAGCTCCTTGAGGACGCCCGTATCCGCCGACTTACGCCCACGGAATGTGAAAGGCTGATGAGCTGGCCAGACGACTGGACGAAGTTCGGCGACTACGGCGATGGCCCCAAAGAAATCTCCGACACCCAACGCTACAAGATGTGTGGAAACGGTGTGGTGAGTGCGGTGGTCTGCGAAGTCGTGAAAGAGCATTTAATCAACTAGGTATGTATCGGCGATCAGCTAAATAACTTTGTGGAGGTATGAAAAGGATTCCGCTAAGGAATAGACAGGGTGCTGTTCGTGCCTACGCCATCGTCGATGACGAAGACTACGGGTATCTGAATCAGTGGAAATGGAGTGCCTGTAAAGGCAGGAATACTTTTTATGTTAAGCGTACAGGAAAAAACAAAGAAACAATCTCAATGCACATCCTTGTGATGCAAACACCGAGGGGGCTCTACACAGATCATATAAACCATAATGGTCTTGATAATCGAAGGAGCAATCTAAGGATCGTAACGAACAGGGAAAATCAGATGAACAGGCGTGGGTTAAAAAGCAGCAATAAATCTGGTGTTCATGGTGTGTGCAGCCACTTGGGAGGGTGGAGGGCACAATCAAAGGTGAACGGAAAGGATATATGGCTTGGTTGGTTCAAAACCAAGATTGAGGCAGCAAGGGCCTACGACAATTTTATGAAATCCCTATGACCCACCCCTCTACCTGCCAGTGCGGAGGAAGCGGGAAGATCGGAGTACACGCCGCCCAACTAAACAAGAAAGGAAGCGTTTAATTGTGAAGAGTATGAAAGAAAGTTGCGAAAACTGCTTCGTCGGTAATCACAAAGACTGTCAGGGCGAGTGCGAAAATACGAATCGCATAGGCGAGTTCATTTGCTGCTGCGGCCTTCTCACCAAGACATCCTAACCCATATGACCAATACTCTCGAGGAGGCGCGGGAAATCGTTGGAGGTAACTACAACGAAGAATGTCCGTGCGGTACTGATACTTGCCATGAATGGGCCAGCAATGAAAACAGGCGAAGCTTACAGCTTCGAGAAGCCATCGCCGCCGCCCTCTCCGCCCGCGACCAGAAACATCAAAGAGAGGTGGATGAGCTACGAGATGCGCTGAAAAACACGCTCGGCGGTCAGGAAGATTACATCGAAGCCTTCGACTCCACCCGCCGCAAACAGCTTGCGGAAGAAGAAGGGGGGAGGTAGATATGAATAGCGGCCACAAAATCAAGTACCGCGTTAAACCGCAGGACAGATTTTACACCCCACCTGATCTCGCCGCCTCGCTCGTCCCACTGGTTCCCATTGAAGGGGTGCTGTGTGATCCGTTCAGGGGCAAAGGAGCGTTCTTCAACGCCTTCCCCGAAGGCCACGCGAAGGCGTGGGCGGAGTTAGACGACGGCAAAGACTTCTTCGACCTACCAGTGAACGGCTACGACTGGCTCATCAGCAACCCTCCCTATTCCAATCTTGACGACGTGCTGGAAGCGTCGTGTCACATCGCTCGCAAAGGCTTCGCCTACCTCCTACTCGGCCATGCGCTCACACCTCGAAGGTTAGAGCGTATCGGCCAGCTCGGCTTCGGCCTCACGTCAATCCACTTGTGTAAGGTCTTCAAGTGGTACGGCATCAGTGCGTTCTGCGTGTTCGAGAAAGGTAAGAAGCATATCATTAGTTTCGATAGGAAGGTATGGAGATAAATCCCACCCCTCTCCCCAATGAGGGCGGAGAATCTAAAGAAGAATGATATGAAAAAGAAGATTACTCGACGAGACGAATACATCGGATATCGCACCTCATGGAAGTGGTTTGACCGTAAAATTTCGGAACTTGTACCAGTGACCACGAATTTACTCGATATAAAAGAACGCATCCAATTTCTCATCCAACTCGAAATCTTGAAGGAACTTCAATATCTAAACGACCGTCGATCCTAACCACCCACCCATGACCCATGACAGCGTGAGCGAGGAGCATCAAAAGGTCGCTGAAGAAATTGTATCCATCGTCGGTACGAAGATTGCGGCAATCTACGGCACATATTACGGAAGCGTCGAGATGGTAGACGCATTTGCAAGGTCTCTCGCCTCCCGTGAGCAAGCCGCTGCCGAGAACGCGGCGAGGGTGATAATGACAGAATTGGAAGCGCAACCAAAGGCCACCATCGTTCAAGCGTATTACCAAGATAAGTGCGGCCAGCATCACGGTCATCTGGTAAACAACGCATACAACATGGCCGCAAAGGACTTGATTGAAGCCGCCCGCACCGCCGCCGCTCCGTTCCTAAAGGGGAAGTAAGAAAGAAGGTATGATTTACCTAAAGTGTAAAAAGTGCGGGAAAAATATATGTGTCTTTGATAAACGTAAAGCTCAATCTTTCACTTGCTTGAGAGACGAAGGTTGCCATGGTAACTGCCAACCCCAGCAAGAGAACCTTGGTCACGCCTTCAGCGGAAACATCAAAGGAACCTCAGACATGCCAGAAGCAGTTTCAGAGCCCTGCAATAGTAGGGACTGCGAGTGTCACGCTAAGCCCCAGCAAGATCGGAGTGAAGAAGTGGACGAGGCACTGAGGAAACAGCGTGACTTCTTTATCAACACCTACATCCCAGAGAAAATCGCAGAAGCCCGCGCCGATGAGCGGAAGAAGGTGGTTGAGGAGGCGATTAAAACCGTTAATGAATGCCAAGTTTACGACGTAGTTAGCTCTGGCTCAGAACTGTTGATTAAGCACCATATCGTAAGCCGCCTTAGTAACCTCTCTAAAGACCTATGAACCAAGAGCAGTGTGCTTGTTGGCCTAAGAACCCCAATGACATCGCCTGTAAGCACTATATCGCGGCTATTGCTTATCCTATGAACCAAGACAATCAGGTGGGGTGGGAAGCAGAACTTAAGAACTACAGTGACTGCAAGGAACACTCGATGGAAACGAGCTACCACGATTTCGATGGATGCTGCCTTGAACTGCCGTGGCTCAAGTCTCTCATCTCCCGCGTCGCCCAAGACTCCTACGCTGAGGGGATTAGGAGGGCGATGAGGGTGGCTAATAGCCACGTTTGCGGGAAGGACGGTCATAATTGTGCGTATGAAAT